GCGGGAAAGGAACGGCATCAACACCTCTGCCAGCGCACCGGCTCCAAGGCTGTTTTCCCCATCGACGCGCCGGATTTCCTGCGCGAGTTCATCGCTAGTCATGGCTCTTTCCTTTCAGGGTGGGCATGGTGCGGCCAAGAATATCGAGCAGCAGTTGTCCAACGACGCCGCCATGCACAAGGTCGGCGGGGATCAGCGCAAGCCGGTCGCGGGCCAGTTGGCTGATCCCGTCCAACGCCCGTCCACGCTCCTGGTAGTCGAGCAGGAGGGCGCGGATGGCGTCGATCTCGCCCTCGGACACCGGGACGCAACGCGCCACACCTCACTGGCGAGCGTCAGCCACTCGCTGACAACCGCCTCCATATCGTCGGCGCTCACGTCAGCCACCACAACGAAACAACACCAGCCACCACGGCCAGCAGGATGATAGAGCGAGGGCGGAACACCTCGGCCAAGGCTCGGAACCACAGCGGCGGCTCGTCAGCCGGGCGGAAGTCCCATCCGCGCGATGAACCGTGGTCAGTCATCATTGCGGCTTCACGCCGATGATCGGTATGTGTTGCTCGGTCAATCATTAGTCTTTTCCCCTTGTTCGGAAGCCGCTGCCATTTCAGCAAACTGGCTTGCCCATGAATGAATAATCTCGCCCATCGCCTTGTTAGAACGAGCGTTGTCGTTCCAGACGGCTTCCAACGCGGAGCCTTGGCGGGGGCGAACTGAAATCGGATTGGCTTGTTTCATGGGTTTAGTTTACTTACGTCTCGGTCCCAGTCAAACGATATTTTCCAGCGACGCCAAAAGCTGCTGCCGTTGAGCCGCTGCCTTGTCGCAAGCGTCCTTCTAAGCAACAAGCAATAGTCCGCCTTCCGCGAACTCCCCTACCTACTGGTAGGACGCGGTTGGGAGCCTGCTTCTTCCTCGACCGTATAGCCTGACTGCCTTTTAATGAGGGCCAACTCACTCCCCACCCGAAATTTGCCGGGTCAGCGTAGGGGGTCGATAGGTCAGGTTGCTCCCTCAAGCCGCAGGGCCAGTCGGGACGCTCGGAAGTCCCTCATTTGATTGAGGGCAAAGTTCGCGCGGTCGTCATCGCTTGGCTTTGGGGACGGGAGCCAGGCCACCGGGGACAGCACATCGCCAGATTTCGTCTGAAACAAAAATCGCCGGTTGAAACTTTTTCGTTTCGTCCGTATTCTTGTAACGCGCTCCCCGGAGAGCCTAGCAGAAAAATCCGGGTCGAATTCAGGGTGCGGGGACTGCTGTCACAGACCCGCACCCGCGCACCTTAGCCTAGATAGCTTTACCGTCAAGCGGACAGCAAAACGCCGCCAACCCCGAAGGATTGACGGCGTAATGCGCTGTACCATCGTCCGATTAGCTAAATCGGAGGAAATACCGGCCTTGGCGCGGAACCGGAGAAATACGTCTTCAACAAAGGTTTTTTACTCCCGATTCCTAATCCCTACAAGCCCTGCCGCTTTGAGCACGGCTCCATTCTCTCGCAGTTTGTTTTTTGCCGTTTCCGTTCGCGGCGTAATCCATCCGTCAGAATGTATCGTTCCAGGGTCAATGTAGCTGACCACAAACGGCTCACCGAGGGCCGCTATCAGCGCCGGGCGTTGCGGATATGGCGGGCGTTCGATCTTTGCCACGGCCTCCGCAGACGGAAGCCAGTGGTCATACTTTTCGCCATTGAGCCAAACGCTTAGGCCGCAAAAGCCGCACGTCGGTTCCTTCTCCCGCAAATAGCCCCGCAAAGCCTCTAGCAGCCGCTCCTGACCGACTTTAGCAGCATGGCGGTTCCACAGCTTGCGGGTCTTGTCCTGACCGTCTCCGCGCTTACGCATCTGTCCAGCGCGAGCCTGCCAAGCGTCGTTAAAGGTATTTGCTTCTCGCATTGGAAACTGTAATATCTCAGCACCCACGGCGTTCTCCCCTCCCTTGTTGTGGCTACTGGCCCCGGCGCTTGAGCAATCGCGTCGGGGCCTTTTTTATTCCGCGTTGGCGAACGGAAAGCCAATCACGATAGCGCGGATCACAACGCTCTTTTCCAGCCGATTCAGCGTCTTTGCCACGTCTGCAACAGGACGCTTGGCAATCGAGCCTGATTTGACCATGCGGTCCTCCTCAGGGGTCCAATGTCCCGGCGGCTTACGCATTGTCATCCTCCCATACGGCAAAGAGTGAAGGTCGATTGGTAGGAGTAGGGACGGGCCTGGTGCGCCTTGGCTCAGGCTTGGCCGCTGGCAGATGATCCCCACGCTGAAAAGCCTCTGCAAGCGCAATGACGAAGCGTCTGTCTGCGTCGCGCTGCTTGGCCTCAATCTCCCGATCCTTGGACATATCAGGATTGGACCGCTCCAACATGGCGGGAGCATAGGGGCGGAAATAATGACCCTTACTGGACACGATGAGCCTCCAACGATTTGGCGTATGCGCTGGCCATGATGGCAAACACAGGTTTGTTAATGCCGCCTTTGCGGATTTGCATGGCGTCGGCGTAGTCGATACCGATGCGCTTTGCGTGGGTCTTCACGCCATGCAAAACGGTGGTATGGTCACGCCCCCCCATTCGGCGTCCAGCGTCGGGATAAGAGATGTGCGGGCATTCGGTGAACACGCGATACATGGCCTCCTGACGGGGACGGACGTATTTGCGTTCCCGGCTCGGCCCTAGCAGTTCAGCCACGGTCAGGCGGTGCTTTGCAGCCGTCTCGCGGATTACATCTGCAACGGTGGTTCTCATGTGTCTCTCCCCTTGAAAGGCCGCTTTGGCCATGTGGTTTTGGTCTTTGGAAACGGTCGGGACGGTATCGAGCCGCCTTTGATTGCTCGTCTGGCCTGTTGGCCCGTCTCCCGGCCTTGGCGCTTGGCCTTGGCGATGCGGGCAACGTCGCCTCCCGTCTTGTCCGTCCGGTGGCAGGATTTGTGAACCAGCCGCAAGTTTTCGTCGCTGTCGTCAAACCCTAAAGCCCACGGGATGATATGGTCTAACTCATACGCCTCATTGGCGTGGACTTTTTGCTTGCAGATGTCGCAGATGCCGTTGTCACGGGCGAACAGTCGCAAGCGGCGGGCCTTAGACATTGACGGGCGAGGGGGTGCGGCTGTCATTGTTGCGCCGCGTAGTCAGCAAGGATGGCCCGGCCAATCAGTTCTGGAATTTGCGGCACTACAGCGTTTCCAAGAGCGGTCAGTCGGTGTTTAGCCACCGATGCGGAAACCCCATCATGCCGTTGACACACGAAGGGCACGGCACCCCGACGAAAAAGTTCGACAGCAGTATCTGCTTCCCGATACGCATTCGGCGCTGAATAGATGGCATTGAAATATCCCCCCGGCTGCGATTGTCCGAAGCTAAAGGGGTAGGCAATAAGCCAAACCCGATCCCTTCCGTGCGGCGCACCAACGGCGAACGCTGGAACGCAATCCCACTCCGCGTCATACCCGACCGAGGCCAACGGCCCGAGAACGTCTCCGACCCACCCATCAAGCAGTTCTGGGCTGTTCTCCACAATGACGAAACGTGGTCGTATTTCGCAAATGAGGCGGAAGAACTCGCGCCAAAGGCCACTTCTTTCGCCATTAAGTCCGGCTCCCGAACCCGAGGACGACAGGTCTTGGCAAGGGAACCCGCCGCAGATGACATCAATGGCAATTCCATCGGCAACAAGCCGGTCGGCTGTGAGGTTTCGAACGTCGTCATAAATCGGCACTCCGGGCCAATGTTTAGCCAACACTTGACGGGGAAAATCTTCAATTTCGCAAAAAGCAACAGTGTCAAAACCGCCAGTGCGCTCAAGGCCAAGCGAAAAACCGCCGATGCCTGAAAACAGGTCAAGAACCTTTAATTTGTCGGTCATGATTCAAACGTGATCCGCACTAGCCCGCCCTTGATCGGTTCACCGAACGTCAGGGAAGGCGCGTTAAATTGTTTGTCATCCACGCCTAGCACCAGCGCCAAACCGTCCTGATAGGCCTTCAAGCTGGCCCGCGCATTGTCGTCGTCGATAAGGTGGGCGGTTTTGGGATGTATCGTGACAGACCAGGTGACGCTTTCCTTTGGTCTAGGGCGGTCCCTAAATTCTATCATCCCTGCAATCGCCGCCCATTGTTTGTGAGCCTTGAAGGCTTTAGCCTTTGCAGCCCAGTGGCCCCGACCGTTAGGCCAAAGGATTTTAGCGGGAAACGGCAACTCAATCACCGCCGTCCCTCGACCTTTAGTTCCTCAATCGACAGAGCGCGAAGGGCTGCGTAAATCGGTGCGCGGGCTTTCTTCGCTTTGATGACTTTTGCCAGTTCGTCCTTTAGTGCATTCCGTTCCCGCGCAATGGCGGCAAGCTGGCGGGCTTTTGACGTGGCGGTTTGCTCTTGCAGCCACTCAGCGTGGTTAGCGTCTCGCCGGTCCAGATGTTTGTGCCATTCCTTTTGCTGGCGCTCGTAATTGAAATCGAAACGGGCAACGATGCGTTTGATGGCCTCTAACATTTCACTTGCTCCGGTATTGAATGACGGTGACGCGCTCGACGCCAACCATGTTGCAAAGCTGTTCTGTCGGTGCGCGGTGGCCTCGCAGAACGTCGCTAAGGACGGTTTGATTGACGCCATGTGCTTGGCACCACTCCTTGCGCTTGCCGTCTCCGACAAGCCGCTTGATGGCCTTAATGACCTGTTCTTTTGTCATGCGTCCTCCTGATAGTGTCGCAACGGTAAGCGAACAAAATCGTGCTGTCGAGTGAAAAGATTGTTTGACGGTCTGCCGGGTGCCGTGTTTTATGGTGGCAACAAGGGAGAGACGTTATGCCGATTGAAGAAATGACCAACACCGACCTGGCCGCCGCGCACAGCGAACTGATGGCTAAGGCGTGGGTGGCTCGCGCCGCTAACGACATCGACACGGCGCAAAAATATCTGCGCTTTATTATGCCAATGACCGCCGAAATGGCGCGTCGCATGAGGGCAATGTGATGACCATTCAAACGCAACTCGACAACGCACTGACCGAATACGCCAGCGAGAACGGCGACGGCTTTTATTGCCGCGATTGGTCCGGCGCATACGAGTATCAGGACGAAGGCTTTGCAATGGCAGAACGCGCCTTGGCCATTGCGGAGGAAGACCGTGAATGGTGGCTGGAAGAACAACGCGAGGCGTTCCCGGAGTCGGCCCGCTACCTGATCGCGGTGGCCACTGACTACCGCCTCGCTGAACTGGCTGAGGAAGCCAAGGCGTCGGCCCCGACCGGCTGGATGGCCATTGCCGCTGACATTACCGGAGCCGCGAAATGAAAGACCTGTTCATTGAGGAATGGGACCGCCTAGTGGGCGAGTATGTCGAGGCTGGCATGACTGAGGCAGAGGCTGAACGAAAGGCTGACGGCGAGGCATACGACGCCATGACAGACCGGATCGCGGACATTGCAGACCGCGCCCGCGACGCTGCCAAATACGAGGGGTTCTGATGACTGACATCATCGAAACCATGCGCGGCCTCCGCAATCAGCCGATTGCGTTTGAAGCCACAATGTCAGCCCTGACCGTTGCAATCGGCAACGTGGAGCGTTTGGGCTATTTGCAACCTGACCAGCTTGAGCGGCTTTGGAAAGCCACGGCCCGTCTGGGTAATGCCGTAGCGGTGAAGTCCGATTACTGACCGCCCGCTTGCCCGCTTTCACAACGGCAAGTTGGAAAAAGATTACGGCGGAATCTATTACCCGACTTCCCGCTTTGATGTCGTGATGACAATGGTGGTGTTTGGGACAAGGCCCGGCCCTGATGCGGCTCGATACGTCCGCGATTGTCAGACGGCGTTGGTAGAACATAGCAAGGCAATGGAGGAAGCCAAATGCGAAGCAGCGACACACTAACGAAAATCAGCCCCGCGCTTGTGAGGGCTATCAATGCAATCGAGGGCGTAAAGAAGGGCGCGGATAACCCGTTCTTCAAATCCAAATACGCCAACCTCGAAAGCGTGATTGAGGCCGCTCACGGTGCGCTAGAGGCTAACGGGCTGGCAGTTATGCAGGGACCAGGTCCGATGGACGGCAACTGCATCACCCTCACGACGCGCCTTGTGCATGAAAGCGGCGAGTGGATTGAGACTGACTTTTCTCTCCCCGCTGGCAAGATGGACCCGCAAGCGGCAGGCTCGGCAATCACCTACGCCCGTCGATACTCGCTCATGGCCATGCTGAATATGCCAGCCGTGGATGATGACGGGGAAGCGTCCATGCCCCGTAGCACCAAGCCCGGCGAGCCGAAAAACCCCAACGTAAGCGTTCACCCCGAAGGCCCTGACTGGTATAAAACCGAAGGCGCTGGAATGAGTGCAGCCAAGGCCAAAGCCGAAGGTCTGGGCGAGAAGGTCAACCAGTGGCTTGGCGACCTTGAGACGATCCCGACCCTTGCCGCGCTGCGTGGTTGGGCAGACGAAAACGGCGACACTATCCGCACCATGCCGAAGGGCTGGCGCATTGAAGTCCGCGAGGCATTCGACCGGCGCGGACGTGAACTGGGAGCGATGTAATGGCGTATGAACAAAAGCCTGGAGATATTGCCGTCTTCAAGGAGAGGGAAAAGCGCAACGACCGTGCGCCGGATTGGCGCGGTAATCTGATCGTCCCCGAAGGCGCAAAGCCGGGCGACAAGCTGGAGGTGGCGTTCTGGGCCAAAGGCGACAACGGAACCATGTTGGCAGGATCGGTCAAGTTTCCGACGCAGCGTGACGCTGGCCCGGCGCGAGAGGCCCCGCCACAGCGCGGCGCTCGGTTTGACGACGACATCCCGTTCTGATGCTCGTATCAGACGATGATATGCACCTTGTGTTGGAGGCCCTTGGCGATGAGTCAGGGGCCGCTCACAGGGCCGCGCATGAGTATCTGGACGCCCTTACGAAAACGGTTCTTGCCGAACTGATGGGCGAGAGCGATGCAAAGTCAGCTACGGAGCGAGAGCAATGGGCAAGAGCGCAGCCACGGTTCAAGGAGCATCTGGCGAAAGTCGGAGCGCAAGCGAAGGCGGACTACACGGCCCGCCAACGCTACGCAGCGGCCAATGCGAAGATGGAGGTCTGGCGAACGCAGAACGCCAACAATCGAGCGGCGGAACGCCTCCGCTAGAAACCTGGACCCCGTGGACAGTCAGAAAGCAAGACTACACCCGATGAATGACCCGATTACCGCAGTCCGCACCTACGCCTGTGAGAAAAGCCGTGCTGCCCGCGATAAATGGCTTGCCTATCGAGCGGAGGCCGGAATGCCCGTCTATCGCATTGCTGGCAAGCATGACGACACGCCGGGTGCGTTCATGCGGCAGTTTCAAGCCATGCGGAAATAGCGATGTATATCATCGGCTCGTTTGATCGGTTTTTTCACGGCTACATCCGCAAGGAATACACGCGCGACCTAGAGGACGGACACGGGCAGTATCTCCCGTGCGTCATCCACGGGCTGCGCGTGGTGCAAGGCAAGTCGCTAGAGTTCCAATGCGTCCTGACCGAGTATGGTGCAGGGGCTGGGTTTCTCGCTCCTATCGAGGCGTTCTGCTGGAAGATACCCGACAAGCCTCGCGCTCCGAATGAGGCGGTGGATTACACCTACGTCCAGCCGTGGGATTGTTTCTCAAGTGAGTTTGGCGTTCATGCGTTCGAGTTCAATCGCCGCATGAAGGCGCAGATTCTGCCAGATCGACGCGGTGCCAGGTATCGGTTCTCAATCGATTTCACCGGCTCATCGCTGGCCGATATGAGCGAGCAGCACAAGCACTTGCACGTCATGGAAATGGATGACGGGTCGATAGGCGCGTTCCCTAACAACCGCGTTTTGTGGGTTGAGCCTGCCATGTGGCGAGAGCCGTTTACGGAGCGGCCTGATTTCAAGGCACTGTCTGGCGAGTGGATGGCGGAATAACCGCATCTTGACCGACGCATAGCCCCAAGGCATACTCTCAACCGCTCTATGTACGGCGCTTCGGCAATGGCTAGACGCAAACCAGACTGAGGACACATGGCAGGCGGTCGCCCCTCCAAATACAGCGACAAGCTGGCTGAGGAGATTTGCCGTCGTCTCGGCAAGGGTGAGCCAATGGCTCGCATATGCGATGACGACCATATGCCAAGCTATAACACCATCTGGCGGTGGGAGAACGAGAACGCTGAGTTTCGTGAACTTTCCGCCCGCGCGAAACGGAACGGCACTCACTTCCTAGCTGACGACACGCTGCGGATTGCCGATGATGACACCATCGATACGCAACGCGCCAAGCTCATGATTGACACGCGCCTGCGCCTGATTGGCAAGTGGAACGCCAAGGCTTACGGCGACAAGGTGCAACAGGAAGTCTCTGGACCGGATGGCGGCGCTCTCACGGTCACATGGCTGAAACCAGAGTAATCCCCTACGCCCCTCGCCGGGTGTTTCTGCCGTTCCATAACCGGACGCAACGCTTTGCCATCGGGGTGGCGCACCGGCGCTGCGGTAAGACGGTGGCTTGCATCAACGATATGATCCGCAATGCGGTGGTGTCCGACAAGCCCCACTATCGAGCGGCCTATCTCGCGCCCTACCTTAAGCAAGCTAAGGACGTGGCATGGGAGTATCTGAAACGATACAGCCAGCCGATCTGGGCCAAGCCGCCAAACGAATCAGAACTGTATGTGGAACTGATAGGCGGCAAGCGCATCAAGATTTACGGCGCTGACAACCCGGATGCCCTGCGTGGCGGATACCTGGATGATGCCACGCTGGACGAATATGCCGATATGTATCCCGGCATCTTCGGCTCAATCATCCGCCCGATGTTGGCAGACCGCCAAGGCACAGCTACGTTCATTGGGACGCCGAAGGGACGCAATGCGTTCTTTGACCTGTTCGAGCGAGCCAAGACAGACCCGGATTGGTTTCCGTTTTTCCTGCCTGCCTCGGAAACGCTGATCCTGCCGCAAAGCGAGTTGGCCGCGGCTGCAAGGGAAATGACGCCGGAACAATATGAGCAGGAGTTTGAATGCTCGTTTGAGGCGGCAATCATCGGTGCTTACTACGGCAAGGATATGGCTGAGAGCGAGCGGGCTGGACGGATTACAGACGTTCCGTATGATCCTGCGCTGCCGGTCTACACAACGTGGGACTTGGGTATAGGCGACTCAACGGCCATCTGGTTCTGGCAGGCTCACGGCGCTGAGATACGGGTGATAGACTTCTACGAGGCCAGCGGCGAAAGCATCGAGCATTACGCCAAGGTGCTACAGGCCAAGCCCTACCGTTACGAAACGGATTGGGTTCCGCATGACGCGAGGGTCAGGGAACTAGGCACGGGCCGCACCAGGATCGAAACAATGCTGACGCTCAAACTTAAGCCTAAGCTGGTTCCTAATCACAAGGTGCTAGACGGCATCAACGCGGGCCGTGTTCTATTCCCGCGCATCTGGTTTGATCGTGACAAATGCAAGGCTGGGCTTGAGTGCTTGCGCCAGTATCGAGCGGACTACGACGACAAGGCCCGCGTGTTCCGTGACGGGCCTAAACACGACTGGACTAGCCATTGCGTAACGGGTGACACAGAGGTATTGACGCGTTCCGGTGTGTGCCGCATAGATGCGGTGCCAGAAACCGGAGAAGTGCTAACGCCATGTGGTTGGAAGCCGTATCGCAGCCCGCGCATAACGCGGAAAAATGCCCCACTTGTGCAGGTCACGTTCAGCGACGGGCTTACGGTGAGATGCACGCCGGATCATATGTTCATGACGGCGAAAGGGTGGAGATTTGCAAAAGACCTGACGCGACGTTCGTTGGTCCTGTCGTGCTTGACGCAATCACGCAGTATTTCGGCGGTGGCCTCTATCGCAAATGGCCAAGCGATAGGTATTTCTCTCGCGGCGGCAAGAAACTTCATCGCGACGTTTGGATGGGCGCTTTCGGCGCAATACCGACCGGCTGCCACATCCACCACCGCGACGGAAACCCTGAAAACAATCGCCTTGAAAACCTGGAGTGCCTCGACGCCAAGGAACATCTGTCCCTCACATGGCGCGAGGGTCGCGGACGTAATGGCGGCGCGGACCTTATTTCTGACGCGGCCCGCGCTGGCGCTGCCGACTGGCATAGGTCAGAAGCTGGACGTTTGTGGCATAGCCGCCAAGCCAAGGCGTCCAAGGGGTGGCTCAAGTGGAAACGTGAGCCTAAGCCGTGCGATCAGTGTGGCGTGGAGTTTAGCGCGCTCGTCCGCAAGAGCGGTTGCAGCCAGCGTTTCTGTAGCGAGCGATGCAAAATGGCTCACTATCGAGAACGCAAAACCGCTTCCAGACCGTGAGGACGTGTGGTGCCTGACCGTCCCGGACGGCGAGTGGTTCGCACTTTCGAACGGGGCTGTCACTCACAACTCTGCTGACGCGTTCCGATACCTTGCGATGGCCTATCGTGAGATTAAGCCGGAAGCCAAGGCGGCTGATGTGCCGGTCAAGGGCATCCGTGATATGACATGGGATGACCTGTTAGCTAACCAGCCGGTGCATACGGGTTACGAACGCGCATGATCGTTCTATCGACAAGCGGACCCGCGCACGATATGTTCCCCTGAACGCTTGCGAGGGGCTATGCTTCCC